ACCTGTCCTTCTCTCAGGACAACCAATACAAACTGGAATACTCTTTCAATAACATTGTTAGAGAAGGTACTCCTGGTATTAATGCAGCAGGATCAAATGCTCCCTTTGTGAAATTCTCTGTGTTGGGTGATGTGACAAACATCTCCTACTACTTCGATCCTTCACGCACAGGTGCAAATTCTCCTGTGGGTAGCAATTCTTTCATTGACGTTATCAAGACACCTTACGACGGTAGATTTGCCGTTAGTGAGATCGTCACAGACTTCCAATTCAAATTCCCTCTGGAAAAAGAACCTGAGAAGAATTCTGCTGAGGTTATCACCGACGAGTTTGATCAACCATATTCTTTCTATTCAACGACTTCTACTAGAGCAATCGGTCCTATCAACACCATCAAGTTGGTGTCTCAAGGTGGTTTCTATCAGAAATTGCCCATCATTAACGATATTGCTTCCTTCCGTCAAATTGAGAAGATCATTGTCAACGATGGTGGCACAGAATATGCAGCTGGCGTCTACTATGATGTGCCTATCGATGGTGATGGTGAAGGTGCAAAGGCGACAGTTACTGTCGAGTTGGATGACGAAGTAGGATCAGGTACCATCACTGATATCACTGTTACTGACCCTGGTAAAGGATATACCATTGCAACTATTGATATCGATGCTATTCCTGGCATCCTCGGGGCAACTCTTGCTGGATCTGGTGCATCAGCAACGGTAGTTATCCCTGCAGAAGGCACTGGGGCATCGGTCTTCCTGACTGGTAAAAATATCGGTAAGATTAAGAGACTGAAGAATAATGAATTTGGTTTCGGTTACTCTCACGACTATACCCTGAGACCCGAAATTACATTCCCAGTTAACCTGCAACTTTTCAATACCTCTATTCTGTCTAATATTAGGATCACCGACCCTGGTAGTGGTTATACCTCAACTCCTGCTGTTGTCATCGAGGGTGGCGGCGGTGAAGGTGCTGAAGCAGTTGCTGTGGTCAGAAACAACCGTCTGAGTGAGATTCAGATCAAGAGTCCTGGTGCTGGTTACTCATCTGAGCCCACAGTCACCCTGAAGTCTGAGTTTAACTACGTTGTCAACCTTGACCTCAACTATCTGCAGTTTAACTTCCCCCATGGCATTACAACTGGTGCTGCTATTCAATTCCGTGCAGATAGTGTAGGTAGTACAATTGGCGAGCTGCCTAAACCCTCTAGTGCAGGTTTGACCTCTCTGGTTAGTGGTCAGATCTATTATGCAATTGCTGGCAATGAAAACTCCCTGGAAAATGACCAGATCAGATTTGGTCTGACACCTCAGTCTGCTGCTGCAGGTGATTACATCACCTTCTTGACTCAGGGTAGTGGTCGTCAGGTGCTTCTGACTGAAGTCTTCGGTGGTAAAGCAGAAGCAATTGTTGAAACCTCTCGCTTCCTGGAAGGTGAGACTGTATTCCAAGGTCCTAGCGTTGAGCAAGCAACTGCAACTGGCACAGTTTCAACTAATACTGGTTGGCAGATTGGTCCTAAGATCCTCAAGATCGTTGACTATGAAGGCGACTGGTTGGCAGGTGAGAAAGTCACAGGCACCATCTCTAAGGCATCTGGTCTAATTGACAACCTAAGCATCGCTCGTGGTGTGTTGAATATCGGATCTCTTACCAGGACTCCTGGTAGATTTATTGATGATGTTGGTAAGCCTTCTGAGATTGTCCAGAAGATCCAAGACTCCTTCTTCTATCAAAACTTCTCTTACGTTATTAAGTCTGAGACTCCTATCTCCAGTTGGAAGACTCAGGTCCTGGAAAATAACCACGCTGCTGGTTTTGCTCTCTTTGGTCAATTGGAGTTGACTGGTGGTAAGGATGTCTCTGGTCGTAAGGTCGGCACCGAATTCACCAAGCAGGTGAATATCAACAACTACAGTAACGTCAACCAGATCACCTCCTTCGGTGCAGCACAACCTATCTACACCGACTTCAATAATACTGAGGTACTCTTCCGTAAGAAGCGTCTGACCTCCTCTGAGGAAATTCTGACTTCTATCGTTAAGAAATTAGATAATATCTCTGGTAGTTTCAACGGTATTGACAAACAATTCCCCATCACTGTTGAGGGTGAGCAAGTCATCGTTAACCAGAATCAGTTGATGATCACACTTAATGGTGTGATTCAGGCACCTGGCGATTCTTATCAGGTGGTTGGTGGTAACCTCGTATTCTCTGAAGCACCTAGACCTTCTTCTAAGGTAACTTATAGAATTCTTGAGGTTACTCCTACTCCTATCTACAGAATCAATCTGTATTCGGGTCAGGCAGGTATCCCCAACTATGGAATCTTCCCCACTCTGGGTCAGCAAGTCCAAGGTGCAAACTCAGATACATTTGCAACTGTAATTGACTCTGGCACCAATCATCTGGATGTGATCAACCTTAGTGGTGGCACTTTCGAGTTGAATGAAGAAATCCAGCGTGGCACATTATTCTCTGCTTTGATTGAGTCAGTTGATCTGTTGAATACTGATACTATCTTTGAATTCGGTGAGTCCCTCACCAACATGGAAGGAGATACTGCAATTGTTGAAGAAACCAATCTTGTCGATGGTGTTATTACAGACCGTCTAGTTGTTAGTAAGACTTCAGGCACCGCTAAGTATGAGACTGGTATCTTTGACTTCAAACTGAATGAATTTATCTATTCAGCGTCTTCTAAGATTGCTGGTCAGATTACATTCATTTCACCATACATCGATCCTGTCACTCAGGATGTTGTGACTGAATTGGAGATCAACCCAGGATCCACATTCTACGCTCTGTTGTTTGAGCGTCTGGTTAGTATTACTAACCCCAATATTATTCTGGACGATATCTCTAAATCTTCTATCACTGCTACCGAGTTGTATAACGACGAAGAGCGTATCAATGCGGACTTCCTTGACTTTGAAGAGGTTAGAAGCACTGAAGTTACTTACACTCAACTGACTGGTGGACAACTTACTCCTGGAGATCAGATCCAAAACAGAAGAGTTTACTATGGCAACCCAGTTTCTGCATATCATGGCACTGCAGGTAACAGATTCTATGATGCTGCAACTCGTATTAGAGAGAATAAGCAGCAATTGATTGATTGGGGCGATGCCGAGATCGTTGTTGAGCATCCTGACTTCTACTACCCTGGAGATATCCAGACAAATGAGTGGAGCAGATTTGCAGACGCACATCGCTTCATCCAGAAGAATAGACAATACATCGCTGCTAAGGCATACGATGATATGAAGACCCAATTCCCTTCATTCACCGATCCCAATCCCGCTAAGTGTAAGCGTGACATGGAGATCTTCATGGAGTCTCTGGGTGCTGACGTATATCGTGGCGGTAACGTATACATCCGTAAATTTACCCAACAGTATTTCGATATTACTGGTGCTCTAGTCTATGTGGATGGCGAGACTCTTGAGACACGTTATGCATATGAGAAAGTCAAGGATTATGTCCTGCTTGCTATCACTAACAACCTGAGTGGTCAGTATACTGCTCTCTACGGTCCTGACGCTGGCGCTGTTTATGATGCATATCAAGATCTGACAATCACTGCTGACCCATCACCCAATGATGACTATGGCACAGCTGGCAGCAATGTTGACAACACCGACCCTGCTGGTTGCTCTGATGTCCAAGATGCTCTGACAACTCTGTGGGAGATCGTTGATGAGGCACTAACAAACGGCACTTTGTCGGAGTTGCCTGATGAGCAGGTAGGCACCTACTCTCCTGGTCAAATCAAGTGTCGTCGTGACGCTGGTCTGTTTGTCGATGCTTTGGCAAATGACATTGCTCAAGGTGGAAACTATAACACGGTGGAATTCACCAGATCTTACTTCGATGGCGCTGGTGTGCCTCTGACAAATGGTCTGGTTGGTGAGACTGCTGAGTCAATCACTGTCTTCAATAAGATCCGTGACCTGGCATATAAAGCAATCAACAACCTGTTGTATGACAAGGATCTAGCGATTCTCTACGATCCCCTGACCTATGGTGGCACTGCTCCTGGTCAACTGTATGATGCAAACTACGCAAATGGTAATAATCAGGATATCAGTAACTGTGCTGATGTCCAGTCTTACATTGCAACTCTGGCTGATATTGCTACCACAGCAATTGCTGCTGGTAATCTCACTAATGTCAACGCTCTGGCATCTATTAGTGATGGCACATTTGTTGATGGCGAAACAATCCGCGCGATCAAACTTGGATATCAAAACAAGTCCGATGGTCTGTTTGTCCTTGGCGATCAAATCAGAGGCGTTACTTCAGGTGCTGTAGCTGCAGCAGAGGGTGTCAATTCTGGTTTGAAGTGGATCTTTGCTGGTCCTATCACAGGGGCACTGCAGTATGGTGAGTTGATTACCAACTCAACATTGGCAAATCAAGGTAATTGCACACAAAGTGTTATCACCAAAAAACCAGAATTGTCTGGCACAAAGTCAATCAAGATTCCTCAGGCAGGATATCTGGTTTCTGCAGACTCTTATGATTATGCATTCGGTGCATCAGATGACTTCACTATTGAAGGTTGGTGGTATCCAAATGCAGTGAGTGGCACACAAACACTCGTGGACATGCGTCGTCTTAGTGCAAATGAAGGTCTGCGTATTATCCTCGATGGATCTACTGTCAGAGTTTACAACGGCACAACTCAACTGATCGCAGGTGGCACTCTGTCTGCAACTGCTTGGCACCACATTGCTTTGGTAAGAGGCACTAATGTCCTGCAATTGTATGTTGATGGCACACAAGTCGGCAGTAACTTTGCAGATACTAATGATTACCTGTATACCAAGGTAACTATTGGTGCTGACTTCAACGCTGCAAATCTCTTCGATGGATTCCTTGATAACTTCTATATCAACAGCAAGCAAGCAGTATACACACAAGCATTTACTCCTCCAACACAGGTTGACTACACTAATGACAATATTGTCTTAGGTCTTGATGGTGAAGCACCCTTTATTCTGTCTACTACAGAAACATATGCAACTTATTCAGGATCTCGCATCTCTGCAGCAACTGCTAAGGTCATTGATTATGAAACCAAGTCACTAATCATTAAGGATGTTGATCTTGGTAGATATGAGCAGAGAAAGTGTGCTGATATCATCCAATTGAATGATGCATGGATTGCTGAAGAAGCAGTCGGAATGATGAAGGCAGAATTCCCAGACTTCATCATGCCTGGTGATGATCCTGCTAATAACTCTTACGGTGGCACAAACTACTGTTTGCGTGATACTAAGGATTACATCATTGGTGCAATCATCAAGGATCTCAACGAAGGTGGCACCTATCACACTCTGTATACCGCTCGCACATACCTGGAAGCATCAGGCAAACTGAAGCATGTTGGTGGTGAGATTCTTCAGACCCTCTACACCTGGGATAAGGTGGGTGATGTCATCAATGATGTCCTGACAAGCACTAGCACAGATCTGACTGGATCTTACAGTGAGAAACTGAGAATTCCTAACAACTTCTCTTCACCTCCTGCACAATCAACTCTGGATGAAATTCGTGCTCTGATTGATAATCTACTGCAGGTCCTCGCACCAACAGGTCAAGGATTCAAGGACTCTGGGGTCCTCATCTGGAAAAACCGCGATTACATCGCAGAAGAAGTTGTTGGTTACCTCAACAACAAATATACTATCGATCTTGGTGGCACAGAAACCAACTTCCTCACTATGCCTGGTGCAGGTAGCTCTGGATGTATTGATGACATCAAGAATTATATTCTACCTGGCGTAATCGGTGACCTTGTTACAGGGGGCACCTACAACGTCAAGGAAGTTATTGACAACTATCTCGACTCTCAGAGTAATATTCTGCACGTCGAGCATGAGTTGAATCCCATGCTGGATGCATTTGAGTTTACTAAATTCCTGTGCATGAAGGCAGCAAACAACATGCTGGTTTCTCCCAACATTGCAGTTGCTGCGTTGGGCGTGCCTGCTTGGGTCCAGAATGGTGACTACTACGAGCCCCTTTACACTTCTAGAGCGGCATACACTGATAGCACCATCACCGTTGACACCACGGCATGGCCTCAAAATACAGCACAAGACTGGAATAACTTCTATGATGCTTCTAACCTGATCAGGGCAAACAAAGATCTGATTGCTAAGGAAGCAGTGGCAATCATGAATGATCTGTCTAAGTATGCAACTTTTGAGATTCCTGGTGGATCTGTCAACTGTGAAGATGATGTCAAGGGTCTTATTGATGCCCTCCTTCACGACATGCTGCATGATTGCAATGAGAAAACCTATGAAGCAGCAGAGCTCTACATTGAGACTGAAAATAACTCCCTCAAACATATTGAGGATGAGTGGGAAGCATCTGTTACCGTATACAAAATTGTAAGAGATCTTCTTACCCTGACCATGCGTAATGGTTTTGGTAGAGATTATATTGAAGGAAATGACCCCAATCTGACTCCTGTCGAGACATATGAATCAAACCCCTACACCATTGACTACAGAGACACTGCAGATGCTATTGACGGAAACATCCGTTATGTCGCTGAGCAGGCAGTTGCTGAAGGTCTAGCACAATATCCTTCACTGCAAATCAACGGTGGTATCCGTGGTGGTGACGAGTTTGATGTCACTAACGCAACTTACGATCCATCAACTGGTCTTACAACGCTTACCATTGGCACCCACTCCCTGGTTGCTGGTAACAGAGTAACCGTCAAACCCGAATCTATTAGATTCACTTGCACTTCTGACGGTAACCAGACTATCCTTGCACACCCACGCAAGTCTGATCAACCATATAACAAGTCACAACTGCTTACTGCAGTAACCTCAGACACGATTACATTTAATGCTGGTGCTTCACCTTCATGGGCACAATATGCACATACATTTGTATCTGCAGATCCTCGTGCTGTGGTTTCTAATGGCAGCATTGATTGTATCCACGATGTTACAGACATCCTGAGAGCACTGGTCTTCAACCTGAAGTATGGTGGTGACAACTGGATGCACTATTGTGCAGAATTCTATGTAAATTACTCAGGAAACCTGGAGCACATTACTGCACAAGCAACTGAGACGGTATGGATTCTTGAAAAAGCACGCGATCTTGCAAAGCGTGCAATGAAGGATCAGTTGATCAATAACACTGCTGGTTATGGTGTTGCTCAAAGATTCTTTAATGCAACTAAGAAACCCACTAACCAACTGCGTCTTTCTGATCAGATAAATGGTATTGATCTGACTTCATTCCAGAATCTGCGGACCAGATCATTCACTCCTGGTGACGATAATATCGAAAATATGATCAACTCCTCTATTGGTGTTGATCCTACTGATGATGCGGTCTTCCGTGCAGTTGTAACCCTGCCCAATTCTGCAACTCCTAATGATGCGATGCTTTGGGAAGCAGGTGGCACAGTTATATCAGGCGAGCCTTACGGTGCCTGGTTAGGTATCCGCGATAGCGGCACCTACATGAGACTTCGTGCAGGTAGCAACATCACTGTTGCTGGTGGTGCAACTCACTCCGATACAGGTCTTGCTCTGTTGGATATTCCCATCACGGATATCATCAATTACTTCGATGGTGCCCAGCACGAGCTCGTTTGGGAAATTCGTATTGGTGGCGCAGCTGCTACTGGATCTGGTCGCGTGAGACTCTTCATTGATGGAAATCAGGTTGGAGAAGCAGAAACACCAGGCAACACGACTACAGGTCTCGGTGGTCAGGATGGTCGCTGGTCATTCTCCTGGACTAATAACAGCACCAACTACGGCGGTGGTTGGGGTGCATCTCAAAGTAACGTGGTTAATGGTGAGACTGGATCTACTGAGTGGGTTGGTGTCTATGGTGCTAACACTCTCAGCGATCTTGATTACTATCGTGCTCGTTTGGTTGATCCTGACTACACAGGTCTGGAAACCACTGAGATTGAAGTAAGAATCGATTCTTTGATTCAGATCATCACAAATGGCATCCAGAATCCTGCAAGTGTCGGACAGGTAACTTCCTACGATTTGCCAATGATTTGGCCTGTTAAGTATACGCCTAATTCCACAAATAGAGACCTCACAGTCTTGTATGACAATGCTGCTGGTCCTGCTTGGAATATGACATGTGCAACAGTTGCATCTTCTATTGACACCCTGATGGGCATTGTCATTCAAACAATTACAGAAGCGGCAGTTAACAATGTTAACTACTTGACTCAGAGTGTCACTAAGACTCTTGCACCAACAAATAATACCGAATATCAAGCAGGCACCTGCCATAACGAGCAATCCGCTATTGATACCCTGTTTGATATCATGATCGCTACCCTTGGTGGTGGCACGCACAATGAGAAGATTGTTTCTAATCGTATTCTCTTCAATAGCGATGCTATTGCTGCTAGGGTCATCGATGAGACTACTGCCAACTATGGCACAACCGATGTTGACATTTCCTTTGTATATGACGTGCTGAAGGCAACCAGATATGACATGGTTACTGGTGGTAACGCTGGTGCATTCCGTTTGGCGCAAACATGGTTTGACGGTGAGGGTAACTTCATCGCATTCCAAGATGTTACAAGATCGCACTTGATCTTTGCTCTCACTCGTTGCAGAGAATTTATCAAGAGTGCAATGTATCAAATTGATGAAGATCCAGGTTGGGATGCTTACACCACCTATGTTGGTGATAATGCTGAAAGATTCCCTTGGTACCAGGAAGCAGCAGAGTTTATTATTGACTCTTCTCTCAACCCTCTGGAATTTGCTCTGGAGAGATCTCAATTCCCAACTGAAGCAAAAGTAACTTTCATTCCATCTACAGACCTTCAGAATCTGAGCACAACTTATGAGATGGGTGTTGATTACAACACAGATCCTTCACTGGTGTCACTGACTCCTGTTGTTAATGTTGGTTTCGACCGTGCTGAGTATCGCATCAGAATCAACCGTGCAAACCAATTCCGTCGTGGTGATATCTTACAATATATCCCCGCGTCTGAAACTTCAGTCGATGGTTTGGATGGTCAAGCATTCTTCTATTGCATCACAGGCACGCCAACGTGGTTTGAAATTGGTGCCCATTATATTCACGATGGTCGCTTCAAAACTCTTGAAGCAGACACTCTAAATTCGGGTGCTCAAATCTTCGCTGTGTCTCGTCGTAGTGGCATCACTCGTGCAACTACCGTCTTCCCAGAAGATCCTTCTGATACACCCATCCAGGGCGGATTCAACCCTGCTGACGTGCTGGTTGGATCTACATCTGAGGCAACTGCAGAGGTTTCTAGAGTCCAGAATAATGAAGCAGAAGTCTTCAAAGTATTCACATACTACCCCCTCACAAACGTGTCGTCCACCGTTGGCGTGTATGACCAGTTTACCAACGGTGAGCAAGTTGTGGTCCAAGGTGCTACTTCCAACAGTGGTTATGTGCTGCAGACAACTCCCGCAAACGAAGATGGCGAATCATTTGTCAAACTTATGACAGTTGCGGGTGTAATCAATCCTGGTGATATAATCGAAGGCGTTGACAGCGGTGCAACTGCAACCATTGGCGTTTCGAGTGATAGATTCTTGCTCGATGTGACTCTGGGCGATTTTGCTACGGGTGAATGGTTCTTCTCCACAGATTCTTCTTATGAAGGATTCATGGATAATTACATCAACAAAGCAGGATCTCTCACGGGTAACACTGGCGGTCGTATCACGATTGATGTTGAGACTATCCAAAACGCTTGGGAAGCTGGTGACGTTATCTACGGTAACGTTACAGATTACATCCTTGAAGTTAAGGGCATCTCTGGCACACAGTTGCAACTCAATCAATATGTCCATGGCACCAACGTTTATCAGTTGGAGTTGGGTACTGCAATCATTGACACTGGTATCTCAGATACCTTCCGCGTGGGTGATGAGGTATCCTTGTTACAAGGTACCACAGAGAAGAATCCTGGTTTCCGTGCAACGGTAACTGAATACATCAACGGATTAGACGCAGATCCTCTGGATCCTAACTATGGCATCCATCGTCTGTTTATTGCAAATCTGAGACCTGTTGGCACTGGTGCAGACATCTCCGAAGTGACTAATTCTTCCAATAACATTGGTAAGATTGATATCGGATCTAACTTCCCAACTATCTACGCAGGAGTCCAATCTTACACGGATACTGAATATTCCTCCTACGGACGTGTGGCTGCAATCGAGCAAACGGGTATCACAGCAACCATCTGGATTGAAAATGTAGTGGGCGAATTTGTCGATAACATGACTATCAAGTCCGACTATGGATGGGGTGCTGGTGTTTCCGACGCACGCACGCTTGAGGGTCGTGTTGAGCGTTACTTCCGTGGTTTCGATGGTGATCAGACTCAGTTTGATCTCACAATCGCTAACGGTGAAGCATACTTCCCTGATCCTGCAGGTCACCTGCTTGTCTGGGTCAACGGGGTGCTGCAACCTCCTGGCGGTAACAACTCTTATGTGGCATTCTCAGATAAGATCAGTTTCTCTGAAGCACCTGAGATCGGATCTGAGTTTATCGGTTACTACGTTGGTAAACTCCGTCAACTGGATGACATCAGCTTTGAGTTTGACTCATTGAGATCTTCCTTCAACCTGAAGCGTGACGGTCTCTTCTACTCACTGACACTGACTGAGGGCGTTTCATCTAACGTGATTCGTCCAGAAAACAACATCATTGTTTCGCTCAATGGTATCATCCAAGAGCCTGGTGTTGCATACGAGATCGTTGGTTCTAGAATCATCTTCGCTGAAGTGCCTCGCGCAGGAAGCACCTTTGTCGGATTCTCCTACATTGGTAGTGACGCTGACGTGATCGCAGCAACTGTTGTGCCTCCTATCGAGAGTGGTGACAAACTGTTTATTGAAGGTGAAGAATTTAATCGTGAGGTCGCTCTGATTGAATCTTCCAACTCACTGATCACGTTTGAATACACAGGATCGGTTAAGGGTCGCAATGCACAAGCACTGGCAAATGTCACCAGTGGTGAAATTACTGGTGCTGGTCTCACCTCTCCTGGTGATGGTTATACCTCACAACCCAACGTGGACGTTATTTCTTCTACTGGATTTGATGCTCGCATTAGAGCACAAATGGGTGTCGCAAGAATCGACGTTAAACAGGCAGGTGTTAACTACAGCAAGGCAGCAGTCGCAGTCGATACTGAAGTCCCCGATAACTTCACAGAACCACAAGGCACACCCGTCAACGGCGGTTTTGATGTCCTCGCGGGTGAAGGTAGCGAATACACTGGTGGCACAACCGTTACGCCTGGTGCAATCGCAATCGCTCAGGATCCTGTCAACGTTACCGTTAACCAGGGCACTACAGCATCCTTCACTGTGGTTGCTACAGTTTCCAACAGTGAGACACTCAACTATCAGTGGCAGAAGAAAGAGTATGGCACTCAAACCTGGAATAACATCATCGGTGCTAACCAGGCAACATATGACACTGGCAATACTGTCCAGTCTGATGATGGTGATGAATATCGCGTTGCTATCACGGCAGCGGGTGCAACACCTGTCTACTCACTGTCTGCAATCCTGAGCGTCCAGACTGGCGCTACTGTAATCAGTAACTTCAGTCCCGCTAACATCTTCGACGACAACTAAATAAAAGTAAAAAGATGACTGCAACTGCCAGTTATAACGATGCTACAAATATCCTCACGGTGGCGGCAGATGGACTGCCCAACCCCGTGGAGTATGGCACGTTTCCAAACGATAATAATCCCAACTCGGTAACCGAGCAAGATTTTGATCACGACTTCTTTTATCGTGGTGGCACTTTTGGTATCAGTCGCACTTTTGATAGTAATGCATGGATTCAAGATGGATTCATCAGATCTATCACATTGTCTAATGATGATAATAGTTTGTTTGGCACTGATAACGAGATTCGTGTTGGTGACCATCTCATGTTTACCTTTAGTGACGGTATCAAGAGAAAGTTTGTCTACAAAGGCACAACATTTACCTCCATTGAGGATGAGTGTTGGTTAGCAGCGGATGATCGTCTTGACCTTATTATGAGGACTCAAGAAGCAGGTACAACTGGCACATATGAATATTATGACCAGAGGAATGCTCGTATAGAAACACCTCTGGGTATGATTGGTATCGCTGCTAATGGCGTTGCTATCTTCAATCCCAGTGCTGGTGGAGGTGGTCAACCACCTCTAGGATTTAATTGGAATGCACACTTTAATCCCGACATTGTAAATTTTGGTCCTGACCAGTGTGGTGGTCACCCTGAGCAAAGTGGACAATATCATGTCCATGATTCTCATTTCTTAGATTGCTGGAAAGAAAATTCAGCAATGGCAGGATATAACGACTATTACGGCAGCACACAGTATAACGGTGACAATATCAGACACCCTGATGGACACTCCAAAATTATAGGTATCGCTTTTGATGGATTCCCCATCTATGGTCCTTATGGTTATAACAATCCATGGAATAACCTGAGTGGTATTACTAATATGACCTCTTCCTGGGGCATTAAGGATAATGAGGCACCAGGGAGACCTGAGTATGGTAATGACGCCGACAACCCCCCTGCAGGGGCACTGATGCAGGACTGGGAGTATATAGAGGGTGCAGGGACACTTGACTACCATAATGGAAGATTTTGCATCACACCAGAATTCCAGAATGGCACATTTGCATATTTCCTTTCTACAGATGCATCTAATGTAGATGTCCCAACATTCCCATACATCATGGGATTAACACCCAGACAATCTCTGGATACATCCTTTACTATTGAAACTGTTATTCCTGATCAGGGTGGCGGTGGTGACGGCACTCCTCCCGCACCTCCTACATTGCAGTTTACTTTGCAACCTCAGAATGCAACTGTCAATGTTGGTGAGACTGCAACTTTCACTGTCAATGCTCAGATCCTTCCTGAAAACGACCTTATCTCTTATCAGTGGTATAGATCTACTGATGGTGGATTTGCGTTTGCTGCAATTACTGGTGCAACAGACACTACCTATGAAGTAACAGGTCTGGCATACATGACTGGTTACAAATACCGTTGTCGTATTAGAGGACCTGTCCCACAAAATAATGCAGAAAACTCACCTCTCGATTCTAACTCTGTCACATTGACAGTTACTGGATCTGGTGGTGGCGGAGATACTGCTAACCGTTTCGATAGCACAACCAGCACGCTTGACTCCACAAGTCAAACCTTTGATGGCACCTAAATAAAACTGTAGAAAATCCCTACCATGGCAAAGCAAAACCTTAATATCGGCTCATCTGCTAATGACGGATTGGGTGATAGTCTCAGAGATGGTGCTATCAAACTCAATAACGTTATTGATGAGATTTACTCGACACTCGGTAACGAGACTAACCTACAGGTCAATATCGGTAGTCCTGCTGCAGGACAGGTCTTGCGCTGGACGGGATCTGTTTTCTCTGAAGCACACCTTGATTCATTGAGTGCAGATCTGAATGTAAATACATTTAAGATTATCTCAGAGGCAAATGGTGATGTTACCATTCAACCCAACGGCACAGGTAAGATTAAGTTGTGGGGTGGTGGCACTGGTGATGCTCTGACTTATATTGATGGTGCTGACGGCAAACTGAGATATTCCAACTTTGTAGATGATTTAACAGATCTGCCTGATGCTGCTACTCACCATGGCATGTTTATTCATGTCCACAATGAAGCACATGGTTACTTTGCACACTCTGGTGCTTGGACACAACTTCTAGATACTGGATCATCCATCGGTGATATGGATGACGTTGACCTTACAGTTGGCGGTGGTCCTGCCGATGGTCAAGTCCTGAAGTGGAATACAACTAATAGTAAGTGGGAGCCTGCTAACGATATCGTTGGTGATAGTGAAGGTGGTGGCACCACACAAAACCTGTTTGAAACTATCAATGCTGATAGTGGATCGACAACTGCTTCTGCTGCAACCGATGTCCTGACCATTGCTGGCGGCACAAATATTTCGACAGCGATCACTGGAGATACAGTCACCATCAATATGACTGGTGCTCTGGGAGATCCAGATCAAAATCTTTTCTCCGTAATTGGATCTGATAGTGGAAGTAAAACTGCGAATAGCACTGCTACTCCTATTAACTTCGTTGGTGGCACTGGAATTAGCACTGCTATTAACGGCGATAACCTCACTATCACAAACGACTCCCCCAATGTAACTCAAGAAGTTTACAGGACTGTTTCTGGTGATAGCGGTAGCACTACTGCTGCTTTGGCAACATCTACTCTGACAGTTGCAGGCGGCACTGGCATCACCACTGCAGTTACATCTAATACCGTAACAGTTAATCTTGACTCACCTCTCCCAAGTGCGACTGATAACGATACTCTCATTTATGATGAGGATAATTCACAATGGGTTGTCGCTGAATCGGCAGCAGTTGGTTTCAGAATTAGCGCCTTTGGATCTTCTGCATACACCTTTGATGGTGGTGGGATTGATAGCAATACTAACAATCCTACATTTTATGTTTATAGAGGATTTACTTACAGATTTAATAACACCGCTGGAGCCGCTCACCCATTTGCATTGAGACAAACAAATGGTGGGTCTGCAGTAACCCAAGGTGTAACTGGATCTCAAACTGGTGTCCAGTATTGGACAGTGCCTATGACATTGAGTGCTGGCACTACATATGTGTATCAATGCACAATTCACTCTGGAATGGTTGGTAACATTGTAGTGGTCTAATAGATGGCAAGAACAGTCCCTGGATCTGGTGCAGTAATTACCCCTATCTTCAATAGTATTTTTGGAGTTAGGGAAGTTTACGTTGAAAATGGGGGATCTGGGTATGATCCCAATGATCCACCTAGACTTCGTATTACTAATTCTGGCACACCTATTCGTGAGGCTGTTCTTAGAGCAGTCATCGAAGGTAATGAAGGTGAGATTACTGCTGTAGAAATTCTAGATCCTGGCGAGGGTTATGATCCTCTTCGACTAGAAATTACAGACGAAAATTCTAATGGTTACGCTACGGGCAACATCTTCATTAAAGATGATGGCACTGGTGCTATTGACTTTATTCAAGTAACTGTCCCTGGAGATGGATACTTTAATTCATCTGCAGAAATCAAAGGTGGTGGGGGATCTGGATCTGAATTGGTCCCTGTCACTGGTTTGATCACTGGTCTGACTATTGAAAACCAAGGTCAGAATTATACAGAAGAAGATGTCAACATCGTTATTTCTGGTGGCGGTGGTCAAGGTGCTACTGGTGTTGCAGCAGTCAATAGATTTGGTCGTGTTACCAGTATCCAGTTAACAAATCAAGGTGAATTCTTTGAGACACCTCCTCTGATTCAACTTATCGGTGGCGGTGGATCTGGTGCTACTGCAGAAGCATTTATTGATCTTGGTGTTATTAATAACATTGATCTTCTGTCAGGTGGTGGTGGATATGTCAATCCACCTCAAGTCATCTTTACTAGAGATACTGACTTAATTAGAGAAACAAGAAATCGCCAGTCTCTCAACTCTGTTATTTACAACCTAACAGGTCTCCTCACTAACCTTTCACCAAACGACGGGACAGTCTATGTTGAGACTACAAATGCATATCCTGGATCTGGAAAATTCCTGATTGGTAGAGAAGTTATACGTTATACAGGTAAGACGGCAAACTCCTTTACTGGTTGTGATAGGGGTGTTAACTTCAGATTTGACCAGAAGGTTATTCTGGATCAATTGCAGGATGATGTAACTACAGGTCTTACAAACTATCAATTCCAGGTTACCGACAAAGTTAGACGGGTTGTTGAAAACTCCAACAACCGAGTCGCAATTGTTTATGACTGGATTCAGGAAGAGAGAGCACTATATGTAACTTTCGAGATTGATGAGTTAGCATTTATTGATGCTGGTAGATCAGGTGAGAAAGCGAAGATTGTGGCATTCGTTGCTGGATCTGCTGCATCATCAGGGACAGGACAAGAACCACACACATTGGTTGAATCCGAAGGTGATGATATTGTTGCATTTACAAGTCCACTATCTTTGATTCTCAACCGTAGGTTTGAGGATGATGATGAGTCATATACTGACGAAAATGATGTCCTTCAGTATGGTGATGGGATTGCTGACCTGATCAATACTGATACTGAATTTGAAAATGCTGTCAATCTGGATGGTGGTATTGCATCATCTAAATATGGTATTGAAGAAACTATTGGTGGTCAGAATACCACCCTCTTCCAAATTGGTGACCAAGTATATGATGGTAGTCCTCAACAGTTAGTTGCAACCATTCAAACTGCAGGTTTGCTGGGTGATGGTGACGACCACACTTCTCTGGGCACCATCGTAATTGAATATACCAATAATCTTATCTCCTTCCAACCAGGAGAAACCTGCCAGGGTCTTACCAGTGGTGTTAGTGCAACTATCACTTCAGTCACGACAGGTCCCAAAACAGGACAATTCACTTTGTCAATTTCTGACATCGTTGATAACGATCCTACATATAAGTGGACGGTTGGAGAAACTCTGCAGGGTAACTTGAGCTCTGCTACTGCAACGATTAAATCCGTTGAATACACAAAGTTTGTCCGAAACGAGGACGAATAAGTCCCATAAATAAAAAGAAGGCAATTTCCTTAAAATGGCGTTACTTACCGACCAGTTTAGAATCTTTACTGCCGAAAGGTTTAGAAAGTCTTTGGAGGGTCCCGACCCTACTCAGTCTGACCTTGATGCTGGTAGTGATAGAGATCGACTGTATGTTTTCATTGGTCGTCCTCAACCATGGGACAATGAGAATGCTCCCCCAGACCCCGTGGATTCATTCCAGGAGTTTGCGGATGACTATTCCGATATGATCTCCATGAAGAGGGTGCTGGCGAATGATACTATTCAGGTTATTAGACGCACTGACTGGATTCCTCCTGAGCAAACCACTGGTGGCTTGGGTTATGTTTATGACATGTATCGTCATGACTATAGCTCAACTAAAACCGCGTCTTCTGGTGCTACCAAACTTTATGACGCAGACTTTTACGTTGTTAACTCATCGTATCAGGTCTATAAGTGCATCTATAACGGGACATCCCCTAGTGATCCTAACGGTAAGCCTTCTACTGTTGAGCCTACGGGTACTTCAACTTCTATTATTACCACTGCTGACGGTTATCGTTGGAAGTATATGT